CGCCGCGGGCGCGGGTTCTGCTTCCCTGTTCCTGGGGGACATGGGTTCCTCCTGCTGCCGGCTGTTCCGGCTCCGGGACCGGTGGCGGCGGTGCTGCCGCCATCGTCGCTATCTGGGGCAGGCCCTGCCGCAGGGCGGTGACATCGGCGGGGGCACGGGGGTCGGCTGCTCTCAGGTCGTGCGCGGCCTCGTCGTATTCGCTCATTGCGGCATCCTAAATTGCATACAGTATCCAATATTCATCGTACGGACGCCAGAGGGTCGTAGTTACGCCTCTTATGGTTCAGCGCCCACAGCGCATCCGTCCCGGCGCTGACCGGGGTGATGTCGGACGCCGAGTCACGCCGGCTCCAGGCCCGGCCGCCGTCGCCGACATCGCGGGTCTCGGCACTGGCCACCGAGGACCAGAGCCCGGGGGCCAGGTCCCGGCCCAGGTGGATGAGCCGGCCCTCCTCCGGCGGCTTGCGCACGGTAGTGACCAGGAACGCGAACGCGGCGGCCTCGTCAGCGCTGGACATCTTCAGCACCTCGATGCCGGCGTTCTCCGCGTCATCAATCAGCCCGGCGGCCGGCCCGTTGCGGGGGATGGCGACCGCGAGGGGACGCCAGGTGCGGCGCAGGGCCAGCAGCTGCGGGATGACCCAGTTCACGCCTTCCCGGTGGCAGCCGCGCGGGATCTCGATCACCGGCCGCGGCGCCGGGCTGCCGGCCTGGGCCGGGCGGATCCAGGCCGAGGCGATCGCCGCGCTGATCATGTCCGGGTCCACGTCAACGGCGAACGCGACCGGCCGCGCCGCGCCGCCGGGGGCGGGCATCGCGCAGGCGGTCCAGGCCTCCTCGGAGATGACGGCCCAGGCCTCCTCGCCGCCCGGCCAGTCCCCGACGCCGAGCCTTTCCCGGTCGAACGTGGCCATGGTCATGGCGCCCATCTCGTCGCGGACGTGACCGCTGCTGATCCGGACACCGAGCGCCGGGTTGGCCTTGCCCCAGGAGCGCGGGTCATCACGGTCATCGTGCAGGGAGCAGACAACGTACCGGTTGGCGCGCCGGCCGCGGGCCTCGTCCCGCGGGCAGGTGTCCAGATGGGGATTGATGCTCCACTCGGCGCCCATGATCCGGGGGTCGCGGGCCAGCACCCGGCGGCGCACCGCGGACAGCTGGACCGAGTCCCGGTAGCCGGCGCTGGCGGTGTAGATGACCTGCGGGTTCGGCACGGCCGACAGGGTGGGCAGGGACGCGCCGACGACTTCGTCGGACAAGATCATGCTTTCGTCGTAGACGACGCAGTCGGCGGTGAAAGCACGGCCGGAGCCCCGGGACCGGGCCAGGAACCTCAGCCGGGCGGAGACGTTACGGCGGATCCGCCTGCCGCCGGAGCCGAAGATCAGGGTGGACGCCGGGCGGAGTTCGATGGCCTCGTCACCGTGGGAGGTGGTGACCGACTTGACGCGGCGGCGCAGCTCGTCGTACCCGGTGACCACGTCCCGGACCCGCCGGAAATGCTCGGCCGCGGCCTTGAACTCGTGGGCCGTGTGGATGATCATTGACTCGCCGAACAGGAACATCCCGGCGAGTTCCCGTACTTCAAGTGCGCAGTTGTGCGTCGGGGTAAAGTTCCTGCCCAGCAGGTACACGTGATCGGAAGAATCAACTTCGATGCACCGTGTCGGCCGCGACGGTACTGGACGGACCGACGTGATGCTCATCAGCTCGTGTCGCCGGGACATCGGCGGTCGCCACTGCTCGGCTTTACGCGGCATGGCGAACGGGTTGAACGCCGGCGTCCACAGGAATCTGGCCCGGTCCTTGCACCAGACCCGCTCGCCGTTCTTATCCTGGTAACTGGTTTTTCCCTCTTTGGCCGTCACCCGGATGCCGAGGCTCCGGGCCAGCCGCAGAAAATCTTCCGCCAGCCCCGGCGACGATGTCGCGTACTCGACCTGCGGCGACTTGTTCGTGATCGCGATCGAGCCATCCGTATCCATCAGCCCCCGCAGCAGGGCCAGCCGCTGTTCCGGCGCCGCCGTCAGATAGATATCCGGAATCCGTTTCACACCGCGGTACAGGCCGACGCTGCGCGCCCGGTGCCAGAACCCGCCGATTTGCTTCCGGGGAGTACCGTATCCGAAGCTGATTTCCTGAACACCAGTAACAGGATGCGTGCGGACTCCGCGAACATCGGCTCCGGCGGCCCGGATGGCTGCCTCAGCCCACTCCTGGTCCCTTTTAGCAGTGAACAGCCTGGGGTCATTACTAGCTCCGTCACCCAGCCAGTAACCGAGCAGGTACGGATCGATCGGGAGACTTGCATGTGGTGTCTGCGGAACCGCATCGCAGCGCACACGCCAGTTGTACTCCATTCTGCCGTTATCCGCACGCCGTCCGCCCACGCTCTGCATCAGGTCAGCGGTGCGCCTGGCGTGCCAGCCTCGCCGGTCAGTAGCGTGCTTGTGATGCACCCACCAGAGATGATCAGCCGACACGACGTAACTGGACCCATCAGTGAAGCTGACTTCATAGCAGTCTTCGTCCGGGTAGACCGGGGAGCAAGCCACTACGCGAATAGGCTGGCCACCTGAACCGTACACGTGCTGACCAGGCTGGATCTCCCCAATCGTCGTCCATCCATTTGTCGTCAAAATGTCCATACTACATTGTACGGGGTTTTTGCCGTTTTGCCGGCTGACTACGAGGTAGTTCTCGAAGCTGGCCCAGCGGCCGTCCGGACGGGTGCCGCACAGCTCGGTCAGCCACCATTCCTGCCAGGGGTCCAGGTCATAGCCGAAGCCCCGCGCCCAGCCCAGCATGTCGGCGGCCTGGTAGTTGCCGCAGCCGGCTGCGTAATCCCGGTTAGCGCAAGCCGGGCAGCCCTCTGTCTTGTCCCGGTGCCGCCCGGGCGCGGTCCAGAACCTCGGCGTCTGCACGCCCAGCCAGCCCGTGTCCGGGAGAGCCAGGCGCGAGCTGCGGTCGGTGAGCACGGACATGGGAGGAGCCGGGACCTCCTAGCGGGGAGGGATCCCGGCTCCGGAACCGGCCTCGGGCCTTGCAGCCTAAGCGTAACGCCGCGGGAGCGGTTCTGGTTAGGTCAGGAGGCCTGCTGCCCGGGCACGGCAGCGACCGCCATGTCCTCGGCCACCTCTGCGGGATTGGCGACGCGCTCGAAGTAGTACGCGTGGATCCAGGGGTGCCGCTCGGCGAGCGCCACGTACTGGTTATAGGCGTCACGGCCAGGGTTGGCGCCGTCCGGCAGCTGGCCCTCGCCGAGGATGGCCACGGCCCAGACCTCGGACCACTCACCGTGCGATCCGAAGCCGGTCTCCTTGTCCAGCCCGGCCTGCTCCAGGTAGCCCCGGAACTTGCCGGCGTCGGGCGGGTTATTCCCCGGTCGCGGCCAGCCGCCGTTCGCGCCGCTCCCGGACCTCGTCGGTGGAGTCGCCCTTGCGCTCGCCCGGCGCCTGCGCGGCCAGGTCATTCATGTGCATGCGCAGCTCGCGCGCGATCCCGGCCTTGTCACGCGGGGTCATCTCGGTTTCGTCCAGGTCGCGGGCCAGGTCCAGGGCGGAGGCAGCCAGCGCGGAGGCGCGCAGTGCGGCGGGCATGGCACGCAGATCCCGGCCGACCGCGAGCTCGATCTTGCCCTTGCGGCGCGGCGGCGTCTTCGGCGGCGGGGACGCGGCCTCGGCGAACGCGGCATCAGGGCCGAGCACCAGCCGATCGAGTTCTGACGGCTCGGGCACCGGGACTCCTCTCCGGAACCCGGCTCCCTAACGGCCGCGGGCGATCTTCAATCACTATCTCCCACCGATGGGAAGTTACGCCAGCTCCGGGTGCGCCGCATAGTACGCTTCCACGACCGCGCGCTCATCCAGGCCGACCTGGCTGTCACCGTGCACCACGCAGTCCATGACCGTAGTAGTGCACGCGCAGCCCTCACTGTGGTCCCGGTGACCCAGGACGCAGGTGCAGGTCTTGTCCGCCACCCGGCCGATCTTAGCTCACCTGTTGCGCGGGTGCAGGTAGCAGACCACCTTGACCGGGTAGTGACCCGCCACGCGCTGCCCGGCGATGTAG